TTCTCTTTGAAAGGTGTGGATACATTTTATTCAGAAGGTCTCTGAGATTACCTTCAATGCCACCATTCTTAGAGATACGATAGACAGTCTTCCTTCCTTCTATCTTCTTCAACTGGTGGTGAGATACACCAATAAACTTTCCTGCACGTTCAATGACATCCTCATCCGTCATTTTGATAGTTAGAGTTATACTGGCACCTTTATATTCTTTACCAGACTTCTTATCCTTCTTCTTCCATACTCTAGAGGAGAGACAACCTTCACCCTCATAGAGACCAACAAACCAACTAAACTCATCCATTTTCTACTGTCTGTATATACCTATAGAGTATTTATAATAACAGGCATAAAAAAAGACCCCTGTAAAGGGGTCTTGATAAACTGATGAAGCCGAGACCTACATCAAGTTCTTCACCGCAACTCTTCTGTAGTAACGGTTGGAGTTGACTCTGAGTCTTCCGAGACCCTGAGTAGTACCCTCAGCGAATGGGTTAGCAACCAGACCGTAACGAGTCTTGAAGCCGATCTTAGGCTGGAAGGTGTTCTCTCCAACGGCACGAACCATCTGGAGGGGAACATATGGGCAATAGAACAGACCTGCGTCGTAAGGTGAAGAACCCTTATAACCGACAACATAGTACTGGTTACCTGCAGAAGCATTAGCTGCAGTCAGGTTAGCCGAATATGGGTCGATGTAGACACGGAACTTACCATTGATGGTACCAGCAAAGGTGTTGCCAGTGTCATCAACGTTCAGGTTAGCGTTCAGAGCTGGGGTGTAGTCAAGGATACCAGCCATGGTCAGTGCCGAAGCAACGTCTGCAGAGCAGAGAACCATGTTGCCCTTTCCTCTACGAGTTCTTTGTGCGATTGCGTTAGCATCACGCTCGATTTGGAACAGGAGACCCTTGAACTTCTCAACCGACCAACGTCCGTTGGAGTCGATGTCGAGGTCGAATACACCAGCAGTTGCGGTGTTCGAAACAGCACCTTGCTCAGCAACCTTATAGATGGTTCTGATGACTTCTCTGTTGATCTCAGCGAGGATCTCAGTTGAGAGAATGTTAGCAAGTTCTGCTTCTGCATTCAGACCGTGAATTGCCTTCAGGTCTTGTGCAAGCTCGAGGCTGTACTCAGCCTTCAGTGCTCTTGACTTAGCGGTTACGGTGACTTTCTCAATCGAGAATGCCATCTGGTTGAACTGGTCTCCACTACCAGAACCCAGGTTCTCAGCGTCACCAGTGACCATACCTTCACCGACGTTATAGCCAGTTGAAGATGCAGAGCCAACAGGGTTCAGAACTGAAGGGTTGGTTCCAGACTGTGAAGTGGTACCCAGACCAGCATTAGCGTCTGCAAATCCTGCAGTCAGGTTGAAGCCGTCGTCCTGACCAGAGAATGCGGTATCTGCTTCGTCGAACAGTGCTTCCGTACCAGACTGAGTCTCGTAACGGGAACGCATTGCAAAGATCAGTCCAGTAGGACCATTCATTGGCTGAACGCCAGCCAGGTCATATGCGACCAGGTTAGGCATTGCACGTCTGATCAGTGAGATCAGAACGGGGTCGAAACCAGCGGTAGGACCAGCAGCAGCTGAATCAGCACCAAAACCACCTGATGCACCAGCAGCATTGGCAGAGTTGGTTGGTGTTTCCATCAGGTTGATACCTGTCTGGAATGCATGCTCCTCACGGAGGAATTTTTCTTGGTTTTCGAGCAGGACAGCGGTTACAGCTCTTCTATGTGAATCCTTGATGGGATCAAGACCTTCATAGTCGAGGAGTGGGCTCCACTTCTCCTGCAGATGTTCGGATTGAAACATTTGCTTTACTTAGATAGTTGTTGTTGTTTGAATGAATATTAAATTCACTTTTTGAAAGCACCCAGTGCTCTCATGTACTGCTCCATACCTCTAGAGGTTGGTGCAACTGTTGAGTCAACACCCTCAGAAAGGGTCTGAGGTGCTTCGGATTTTGCAGTAGGGGCCTTGGAGAAGTATGACTCCTTCAGGGTCTCCAACTTTTCACGATATTCTTCTTCACTTTCAAACTCAACACTTTCTGCAAGAGAAGCGAGCTTATCCTTCTGGGTCTCAGCAAGACCTTCGGAAACTTGGACAAAAATACCTTCAGCAGTAGACTCGGCGAGTCTCTTATTCAGATGGATGTTCTTGTCAATTTGCTCGTTGAGTTTTGTCTCCATATCATCAAGTTTTTCTACCATGCTCTCAAGTACATCATATTTCTCTTCAGGGATAGTTACATAATGTTCTTCAAAAAGTCCCTTCATGCCAGACAGGAAGGACTCAGTCATTTCGGTCTTGAGACCATGCTCGATAGCCAACTCATTCTCGGTCATCCACTCTTCGCAGACGTACTCAAGATATGCGTCAACTCTCTCGGTGAGCTGATCCTTGAGAGCAGCTCTTGCTTCGTTCAGTTTTTCTTCGTACTGAACTTCCAGGGTTTCCTGGATTTCTTTGATTTTAGAGGTTAATGCGGCTTCGAAAATGACACGTGCCTTTTCTTTGAACTCTTCAGAGAGTTCTTCACCACCAAGGAGTGCGTTAACATCTTCATCGATGTCAACTTCTTCAACTGTCTCAGATTCAGAAACAATCTCTTCTTCTTCGAGAACTTCTTCTTCCACTTCAGCTTCCTCGCCGTAAGTGTTCTTCTTTGATGAATCCATCGAGTCTGCTTTTTTAGCACCCTTGTTTACTACATCATTAACCGTCTTGATTTTAGGCTCTTTGAGCTTTGCAGAATCATTGGTTGGGCTGTAGTTATCAGGGGTAGGACCACCAAGATCTTCATAAGAAGGTGAAAGACCTTCGCCAGGGCTGGAAAGCTTTTGCATACCTTCAGCAGGCTTAGCGTTCGCGTTCACAGCAGTTTTAGATTGCTCCATTTCTTGTAAATCTCCACGAGACATTTGAAGTTACTCCGATTAACCTTTTTTAATCTATATTTATTTATAAATTGTTTATTTCTATATAATCAAAGATTATTTAAGAAATTGTTGAACAAATTAAGTTTTTGCTCATCAAGTTGACCTTGGGTTACAAGGGTATTGATTTGCTTGTAGGTTTTGGCTGCTCTAGCTTCTCTCAGGATACCACCATCCCAAACCCACTCTTTTCCTTCCATGATACCTTCAACGAAAGCATCAGGTGCAGAAGGATCAGCAACGATGTCAGCGGCAGTTGCCAACATGAAGTCGTCACCAACTACGTTTACACCTTCTCTTGTTTGTTTGAGTGATCCGATACCTCTTGAAGAAACACCAAGTTTAACACCCTCCCCAATAAGAGACTCCGCGATCTTACCCATAGGAGTAGATAAGATTTTTGCTTTACCAATAAAGTTGGTTCCACTTTCTTTGAGCGAAACAATTTTGTGACTGACACGATCCAAGTTAACAGTCGGTCCATCTGGGTGTCCGAGTTCTCCAAGAGCTCTTCCTGCCTGAATGTGGTTCTCGTTATATCTTTGAACCTCCTTTCTCAGGGTTTCCATCTGATACATTCTACCGTTACGGTTGCAGATGTCTCCTTGAAGGAAAATACCCTCAATGAACATTGACTTTTTACCGTTCTTTTCTTCAACGATAAAATCAACTGTTTCGATTTCTTCTCTGATGAGTTTCATTTTTCTGTTCAGGAATCTTGTACTTGTTGGATGTATGCTTTGCCAGTGCCAGATTCAGTTTTGACTGCCACTTTAATTGACTTTCTCAGTTCAGCATAAGGTGCAGTTAATGCTGATGGATTTCCGCTACTTGAATCGTGATCGATTGTTGCTCTTGTATTGAAATATCCAAATCTGTCTGAAGTGGCATTTACATCAATAACAATCTTGTGAGAAAAATCAAACGCGGATTGACCGTTGACAGTAAGAGAGACTGCATCTCCTACAGCAAATGGACATCCAGTTCCTTCTGGGAAATCAACAATAGTTGTAGAACCAGTGGTAATACCAACTACTCTTTGTGAGGCAATTGGTCCAATAGTGATTGTCTCAGTCTCATTGGTTGAAACATAATAATTTTCATTAGTTGCTGTTGGATTAGTTCCGATTGCAACATAAACTCCAGCGGTTTCGGCAACTACTCTAAGCGCATCAGATTGTTGTGAAAATGCAGAAGTTTGTGTAGAAGTAACACTAGTACTTACTACCGTATTAATACCAACTGGTTTAAGAGCAGCCATTATTGTTCAATAGTTCTATAATTTCTATTTATCAATCTTCAGTGTCTTCTTCAGTTTCATCAAAATCTAACTCTTGTTCTGAGGTAGGATCATCAAAGATTGACGCAGCGACATTGGGTCTACTTGCTTCGATTTTCTCTGCACTCTTTGCAAAAAGAATATCTTTGATTTTGTCACTGATTTGTGCCGAAGACTCGTCTGGGCTGACGAGTAAGTCCATTAATTCGTCCATGTTTAAAAATTGATAACGTTTATATTTAGATTATGCCACCTGCTGGATTCTCGGTCCCTGGTGTTGTAGGGTCCTTTGGTGACGTGGGTGCCTGTATTGCGTCAGGTGTCTGAGCTACTCCAATATCTGGAACACCTGCAGCAGGTCCGCCAGTGGCGGGATCAACCATAGCGTTTGGATCAGGAATAACACCGTTTTCGATCTCATCCTCAATCAATGCATCCTGCTCAAGGATTTCCTCATCGGTTTGTCTGAGAATGTTTCTTCTCACATAGTCTTGTGAGTAGTATCTACCTACATAAGGTTCTGCAAGTGCAGCCAGGTTTAATCTTTCGGTAGTCAATTCTGCATCCTTGAGTTCTGCAAAATGATTGTCATACAGGAAATCATATTGAATATGATCTACCATGTACTCCCAATCTTCAGGAGTTACAATATTCTTAAGGAGAAGTTGAGTTCTCAACATGTCGTTGAACATTGAAGAGAATCTCTTTCTCATTCTTCCAACAAACTTCGAGAACTTAATTTCATCTCTCAAAATTTCGGAAGAACGACCAAGCGAAAAACCACCCTCACCCTCAATTCTGGTCTCTGGAACATTAAGGGCTCTGTAGAGTTTTCTTTGGAAGTAGTTAATATCTGTGATTTCACCAAGGTTCTGACCACCAGGCAGAGTTGTGATTTCAGTTCCTCTACCACCTTCACGTCTAGGAAGCCAGAAGTCTTCCATCATTGACATGAACTTTTTATCGTCTCTCAGCTCACCAGTGTTTGCGTCATAGACCAACTTGTTTCTATAACGCATCATGACATCACGGAGATATTGTTCTGCCTTAATTTTAGGAAGATTGCCAACATCAATATAGAATATTCTACGTTCTGGTGCTCTTGAAAGTCTATAGATAACAAGCGAATCCTCAATCATCATCAATTGATTGAGTGGTTTGATTGCTTTGTGTAACCAAGAAAGAGTCAGACCTTTGTTTCTATCTACCAGACCAGAGGTACAATATGTGA